TCGCTGTCTCCTCCGGCTGCTCTTCTACTGCCTCCTGCGTCTGGCCACTAAACCAATCCTCTAGCGGACCCTCACCCCAGGCCTTGGTGTATTCCTTCTGCAGATACTGGTAGGTCGGCCCCTTGCGAAGTTCATCCATGGTCGTGTCGTATTCACCCTGCATCTGCTGCATACGGCTGTCCCAGTATTGACCGCCGGCACGTTGCCCAGATGCGGCCATCCTGGACCGCTCCTGCCCAGTGCGCTTTTCAAACTGTTGCTTCTCGTCTGCTGCCCACCCGGACCACCGATCCCAGGCCTGGCGTACTTCGCCCGACATCTGGTACTCGGGACGTTGAAAGCGGGGAGTATCCCCAGGCTTCATTTTCGCCTGCGATGCCGCCCGCCGACTACCCGCTTCATCAGAGTCATACATCGAGCCACTACCGCCGTAAACAGCATCCTTCGCCCCCTGCGTTTCAGCCTGTTGCTGCATCGCCTGCGCGTCTGTCTGGAACATGCCGCCAGCTTGACCGCCGTACCACTCGTCCCAATCGTTTTTCATGGTATGCTCTGCATCATTTCACCAAAAATAGCGGCCACGATCAGCGGGCCTGGAAATTCCGTTTCAATTGTGAGTATCCCGTAATCGTCCGGCTGGCTACGGTCACCATTACCTAGCCCGTAGCTGTTCACGCCCAGTTGAGCCACTGTGATATCTTCATTGTAGACGCCCTGAGATTTATCCATCGGGACGCTGGGGAACCGCTGCACAGATTCGACACCGTTGATTCTCGGGCGGATAGAGTTGATGATTCGCACGGATAGCTTGTTCCACTGCTTCTTGTGCCCTGCGCCCGATCCGGTCTGCGCTCCGAAGTCCACAGGCAAGGTAACCATCTTCGACGCATACGGAAGCCCGGCAACGACCCACTCAGTTTCCTGTGGCAGGTGCAACACCCCTGCGCTATCAACCGGGAGACTTGCGTGGTAAGCCCCGTCCAGCAGCACATCCACTGTTTTGTCAGCCAGGTGCGGGACAGTTATTACATCATCATTCGGGACCAGATGCTGACTCACATACCCATCCAGATAAAACATGTCGTCATGCACGAATGCCTCAAGATCGATAATCCCAGACCTGCGAGCCACGCAAACCCATGGTTGCGCAGTACCTAGATAATCACCAATCGCTATTGCCAGGTATTTGCCGCCTGTCGTGTATCTTGACCAACCGATTATCCCTTTATCTGATTCATACGCGCACAGCAGCATGTCGCCATTTCGGGTGATACAGAGTACCGTGCTATTCGGGTCTTTGGCGAAGGCCATATTGATGATCTTGTCGCCAGTAGTGATATGTTCCGATGCAAAGGTAATGTCTTGAGAAGTCCATGCTTCCTGCGTCCACTGAAAGGTCATGTCCCGCAGCTTCTTGCCGTCAGTGCTGACATAAAGCACCTTCGTTCCAACCTCCATGGCTTGCATGTTGGCTGACCCGAAAGCTGACTGCTGCTCTACGTCAATGTCGCTAGGCGTGATTATCAGCCCTTCGCTGGTAACGATATGTTCGCCCTGTGCTGTGCCGATCAGCAGGTTCTTAACGCCGCTCATCCATTCAATGCGGCCCAACTTGTCCAGCGTAAACACCATGGCGTCATCATCTTCAATGCCCATCGTGAAATCATCAAAACTACCGGACACGGATGCCCAGAACCGCTCCGGGTAAAGGGCTGTAGCGGCCAACCACATGCGCCCCTGGTGAAAGGCAATGACGGACGGCCACTGCCCTGGGCCCCAGTCTGCCGGTTGGCTGGTAAATGTGATCAGATCAAAATGCCACAGCTCTGTAGGTATGTCGTACCATAGGTTATACGGCTGTGAGGTGGGCGAGACCAGAACCATGCTCCAGAACCCAGGTGCGCTCGCATATTGGATGTCCTGTAGTTCCCCTGCCCCCCATGGGGTATCAAATTCTATCCCAAGGGTTTCCGCTCCCATAGCAAACGGTAGTGACGGGTCAATATCGATCAACGACACCAAGTCTATTTCACGATCAAGATTCTCGCCGGGCTGGCCTATCTGCAGCCATATCTCAGTAACCCCGGCAGGGGGCCATATTTCTGTCTGGTATAGCGTCCCAGTGAAATAGACATAGCCTAGATCCTGTAGGCCCTTAGCCGAACCTGCCCTGGCAAACATCGGACTGCTGCTATTCAAGCCGGTGGTAATAATCCGTAGAGCCTGCCGGTGGCCGTCAGCTATCGTCACTCCCTGCTCTACTCCAGCGTATTCGCCCTCCTTGCCCCCAGGTTGACAAATAGCAAGCCCGCCGGCATACGTTACGCTGCCTTTATTGCCAACAAAGTCATCCCAATCCGTGTCGCCATCGATAAAGCTTGGGTTTAATACTTGATTTGTATCTTCCCCTGGAGGTGCAACTGCCCCCGTGTTGTCGAATATATGCAGCTTACCAAGGTCTGTGATCACACAGTAGAAACTACGTCTGTCGCTAGTCCTGAATGTGAACGCTCTTGCCTCGTTACCAGGCACCTCACCCACGTATGACGTGCCAGCCCGGCGGATAGCCGGCCCATGTGCATCCGGGCGCATATTCGTCATTTCAATGACACCGCGACGGAATACCTCTGGAACATCAGACCGGCCCCAGGCCAGCGGCGTAACCTCGCCGGCACTGAAACTGTTGAATATCGGTGTGAGCTTCGGCATTAAACGAACGGCCCAGCGCGACTACCACGCAGAAACCCGGAGCCATAGCCGTTGTTTCTGATGCGGGTATTGCGGCCCTGTAGAGCATCAGTCCCAGCAGCGGACTTCAGCGCGTATTCGTACTTCTGCGCCATCATCTGGGCCTTGCTATTGGATTCGGTAAGTGGTGTTGCTAGATCCCAAGCCAGCCTTGCGGCCAATGCCTGGGTGAAGGCGGGTGTGTACCTGCTTGGGTCCGGCTCATCCCGCAGATATCGAATATACAGCTTGTCAGCGTTGGCAATAACCTCGTCGCCTTCACGCCGCCAGTCCAGAGTATTCAGGGTGTTATCTTCTTGAGCATCGCTGCGGACGGTCAGGACGCGGATACAGTCGGCAGGAAGTTGGAAGCCGCTGGACGACCCGAACGCCGGCGCGGAAGCGAGAGGAGTCAGAATCTTCCTCGCCACTGCAAAGGTCCATTCCCGAGCTTCCAATACTGCGCGATAAATCGGTTCCCAATTGGCCTTGACTAACTGAGCCTCAACTGCGGGATCTTCAACCGATGTTATCAGCTGCGCTCCCAGCCACCCCAGTGCCTGGTTCGCTATCTCGACCTGTGTTGCCATTCTTTGCCTTCCTGGTGTATTTGCGCTTCAGCTTCTGTGGGTTCAGGTATTTCTTCACCACGTCCTGCCGAATGAGCAGGATTCGAGACACCGCGCCGACGTCATTACCTTGCCCGGTAAGCCGGTCGATGCTGCGCTTATCTGAGATGTTCAGCGCATGCTTCATCATGCGAGGAGAATCGCGTATACGGTGGCATTGACTCCCACTTCCACGGTGTACCACGGGTTACTGGTGAAGGAAGTCACGCCGGTAATCAGTCCGGTAGTCATAGTTCAATCCTCAAGGTGGGCCTTCCCTGGCCCGGGACGATGCTCATTTAACGTGCTTCCAGGTAGCCCACGAAGCACATCATGATATGCTATTTTTTAAATGCACATGAACAATATGTTCGTCTTCGACGCGAACAGCGGCCATGCTCATCATGCAGTAGAGCTGCCATGCGAACGACATATCGGTACGCTCACCAACCTTGGCTGTGATATCGCGGGCGACATGCAGGCCGAGAGCCTTCTTCGTGAAGGCCAGGCAGGACACGTCACCATCGGCGGCATCAGGGTTGAGCAGACGGTTGGATACGATCCAGGTGTAACCCATCCAGTTAGGCAGGACACCGGTTGCCAGGGCTTTCTGTGCCTGGAAGTCGGAACTCGTCACCTCAAGCAGCTGCATGAGCTTGCGCTTAATGGTGGGGTTGATAACCATCACCTTAGCTTCGTCGGGATCAACGTCGTTCTGGCCGAACAGCTCGTCTACCTGCAGCACCACGTCCAAGGACATGACGGTAGAGGCGGAACCAATAACCTGGCCAGCAGGGAATCCCACATTGCCACCATCGCCGTCCAGCGCATTGCCGGTGGCCGCAGTGATAATCACGTCATCCACAGCGCGGGACATGTTCATGCCTAGGTTGGTCACAGAACTGGACTTCGGATCGATGAGCATCTGAACGATATCTTCTTGCTCGACAACCTCGCCGGTGTCATACGTGCCGATCAGGGTCTTACGACGGGTCCAATCCAGGCCATCGGTGGAATCAACGGCGCCAGAACCATTGCCGCCAGCAGGCGATACCATGCGGGGGCTGGACTTGACGCGATAGTCAGACGCAGCCAAGCGATCCCAGTTGTGGGCTTCGGACTGTTTGTTGACGGTGGTTACGAACTGACGCAGGCGGGTGTTGCGCTGCTGGGCGAGGTGGCGGACATTGCTCTCGAATGTCTCGACATAAGCATTGGATACTGAGATAGCCATGGTGGCCTCCGGGTAGTTAAAAACGATTGTCTAGTCGTCTTTCAGCTACCCGGAACCCGGACCTACTTGGCTGATGATCCGCTCATCTTGGCGGGGAGGCGGCTGACCCGAAGGACCGCACCCATTTTCAATAGCTTAGCGCGTTTTCGGCCCTTGCGCCATTTCAATGTATTTGACCCGCTTCTCCAGCAGGCGAGTATAGGCGGGCGAACCCTGTTCCATATCGTCCAGGCGATTCAGGATTTCATCCGCACGTTCTCGGGCCTCCGCCGGGGTCAGTGCTTCATTACTACCCTGCTGATTGACGATCTGACTGCCTTCATGCCCGAGGGCCTCACCCATCTTGTCGAACGCTCGCCAGTCTTCAGCGGATAGATTGCCGTTCTTCACCGCATCCTGCAGGCCGGGGCTAAACCCATTCTCCTCCATCACTCGCAGGATCCGGCTGGACCGTGGCCCCCAGGCTACGCCCATTTCAACCTGCAGCTGCTTGATGCCATCCACTCGTTCGTTATTAGCCTCCACGGCCCGCTGGTGGCCCGGGGCTATCACGTCCTGCAGGAATCCCGAGAACTGTTCCTTGGTCATGTTGTTCTTGAAAGCTGCTGCCCGGTACTCACCCAACAACTCATCGGTGAGCATCCCTTCTGGCACTCCCTCCGGGGCCTGGTAGTCAGTCGCCTCCTTCGGCTTGCCCAGGGTGCTGAACATCTTTGACCGCGCCTCTGGCGTATCAAGGTCCGACTTACGCATCAGCTCGGGGGCCCTACGCTCCACTTTTTCGTAAAATGCGTCCCAATCCTTCTGCCCTGCCTCCTCGCTGGGCACCCGGATGCTATTGCCCAGGAACTGCTGCTGATCGACAAACTGCTTGGCTAGGCTGCTGACATCGCTGACATCTTTCAGCGAGGTGGCTTCCCGGATATCTTCAGGTAAACTCGCTCGCCAATCTCCCCCAGTGTCGCCGCCGGCACCAGAATCAGTATTACCACCGCCGCCGTTATCAATGTCGCCAGTGCCGCCAGGATCACCGCCGGCACCGCTGCCAGCCCCATCGCCAGGGTTTTCATCTTCATACCTGTAGCTCAATTTCATCGTCAAATGACTCCTCTGTATCGCACAACCTCTTTATCTCCAGCATCACTGATCGCTGACCGTCCCTGAATGCGGTGCTGAAGGGATCACCCGGCATGTGCGCTACCCGGTGATCAAATCGTTCAGCAAGGATATGCAGCAGATCCTGCCCGCCATCGGATCGAAGCGCGATGCGGGCCCGGCTCATGCGGCCCCGCTGATCTCTACGGCGTTCTTTGACGGTACTCACTGCTGCCCGCCTTGTGCAACTCCACCGATAGACGCTATGCCACTCCCGGCATCCTTGAGTGTCGCGGCGCCCTGCGCCATAGTGGCTTGCTGCTGGGCCTGCTCTGCCGCCTGCTTGTCCGCCTCGACCGCTTTATCAACATCTTCCTTACCATTCAGTGCTTTAGCTGGGACACCACGGACACCAGCATACTCGCGCATCGCAGCAACTGGGTCAGGCAAGTGCCTAACGTCAGGGAATATCTCGGCCATCTGCGCTGTCACATTCATGAAGTCCAGAATAGCCATCGCATCGCTGTCTTTCTGCGCCATCGGCATGGGTCCGGTGTACTCAATGTCCAGCTGGGCACCGGCTTCGGATACCACCGGCGGGATCTCAGGCAGTAGGCCTTCTCGATACAGGATATTGAATGTCCGGCTGATCACTGGGTCTAGCAGATCGGATTGAATGCGTCCCAGGGTAGGACCAAGAAGCCGCTGCATAAGCTGGCGCCTGGCGTTGACCTCGGTCGCCGTCATCTGCGGCGATTCTTTCAAATCAAGCTGATCCTGAAAAAACGACTCCCGAATAAACTTCTGCAGTGCGGCAATGGTGTTCTCTGCCCAGTCCAGACGTGGGACGTCATGGATAGGTTTGATCTGCCCGGTCTCCCGGACCATTGTCACGCCACCACGGCTGCGGTCCAGGTCGGTGAATAGGCCGGCCTCTGCCGCCTCCAGCGGCGGGTCTACCATCTTGGCTAGAGCCTCAAGGCTGGACTCACGAATCTCGTTGGCCGTCATGATCATGCTCATGCAATCAGTGCCAGGTGCATGACCCCACTTCGACCCGCTGGTCTTCCTGAAGCGGGTGATGTAGGCCGGCATCTCGTAATATCCGCCCTCCTCTCCAAGCATCTCCTTGGCCGATGCCAGGATATACTTAAACCCAAAAGGCCTGGCAGAGGGTGCCAACTGCTTACTGGTGTCCGCGTCTTTGCGCTCTTTCCTGGGATAGATGCAGAAAATAACCGCATGCCTGTTGGTAGCTGACTCCGGCTTATCCAGGTCATCAGTGATCTGCTGCGGCAA